TGTTAACCAACATGTGGTACGTGCCAACAAAAAGAATGGTACCGATCACCCTGCTATTACGATCAAGAGTAGTAAGGGTAATAGGTACGCTAATAGAGTTAAGTTTGATGGTGAGTGGACGTTGATCTCATCACCCTTAAAACCCTTGTCATGTGGTGCGACCATGTGGATAGAAGGGTATGACAATGGTACTAACCTACATGCGGAGTAAAGCCTATGAGGTATGCCGATAGATTCCTCAAGTATGACGAGGAGTATACACCCAAGCACCACTATACTTTCCATGGTGAGTGCTTGATGGGTAATCATCATGAAGTAAAGGTTCCTGCTGAGGAACTATTCGAGTATAGAGATGGTAAGTACATCCAAGATGCACTCGTATCGGTGAGTGCCTTGGACCGAGAGTTCCTCTTAACAGGGGGATGTTGTGTTGAATAACCTTAACATGGAGTAGATAGCCTATGTATAAAGACCATAATCCACCATGCAGAGAGTTCATGCAGGATTCACCCTATGGCATGTACTTAGGTGGTGTGTTCGTACAGTCTACGATCCAAGAGAGATCGGAGAGACTAGAAGAGATTATGGAATCCGTTAGGAGTGTGGGTGCTCAGAAGACCAAGAAGGCATACTGGGGTAACAAGGTAAAAGCCGTAGACCACATGTATGACAACATGGATGAGATACATGAGAACCTCATGAAGTTTATTCGGAGTAAGAAGGATGTACACTACAAGTGTATGGACTACATTACTCAGATACCTAACTTCGGCCTCGCTAAAGCAGGATTCTATACACAGTTATTGACTGGTGGTGTGGGATGTTTGGACTCCCACAACTGTAAGATCTACGGAGTGGATAAGAAAGACTTGTCCATCTCTGGGGTATCGGATGCACTCAGGCAGAAACGTATCCGAATGTACCTCGATCTCTGTAAAGTGATCGGGGGTTCTAGGTACTTATGGAATCAGTGGTGCAACTATGTTGCATCTCTGTATCCCAAGGTGTGGAGAGATGGGTATCATGTAAGTGAGTTACATGTCCGTTGTCTTCACTATTAATAACCACATGTGTAGGAGATTCTATTATGCACACACATCAGTACATTGGTAAGATCGTAACACGCAATGGTAACAAAGCCACTGCGGATCGCTGCATTGAGTACATTCCTGGTCAGTGGGTGACTCGTGCAGATGAAGAGGGTAACCTCAGGAACTGTCGGTACGTAGGCTACGATTGGGGCCACAAGGAACACAAGTTCTGTGACCTAACAGGCTTAGAACCTATGGTAGCCAATAAGATCTTCAGTGAGGATCGGATGAAATACAAGGCCATCGAGCGATACTTCGATGGAATGGGTATGGGTATCCATGGGGAGTATCGAGTATGAAGACAGAACATAAGAGAGTGGAGTATTACTCCGAGAGTAAGGAACAGTGGATACAAGTGGAGCAACTGCACCACGACCACTTGATTAACCTAATCATCAAGCTAGTGAGTAAAGATTATGATGGTAGATTCAGGGTCATTACCAAGACCACAGAAGTGAACGAGATCGAAGACGAGTACGTCATCACTTCATACATTCAATGATGTACTTCGCAGGGGTAGCTCAACTGGTCCTACTATTGATATCAGCATTGATGGTGGTGAGGTTCACTCTACTCCTGAAACCGAGGGATGAGATACGATGCCCAACTGATCGTATTGATCCGAGTAAAACACATGGCAACCAGGAACCAAATGGATGACATAGAACGACAACAAATAGTACAAGCATTCATGCACAACCTAGTGCAGTTTGTGAGTAAGGTAGGTGAGATAGTAGAGGACACCAACGTGGGTCACATGGAACAGGTTCAGCTTATCGGGCATGAACTTAGTGACCTCAGGCAAGCGAGTATGGGCTTGCATGACACAGTATTAGTGGAGTCTGGTCAGGTCTCAGTAAATTAGGCTTGCACCTTGTAACCACTAGTGTACTTTATGTTTTATCTAGAACAACAGTAGGATGGAGACAGTATGCTATTACGTGTATTAAATTGGGAACTATTTGTGACACGCAACGTAGAGTTATTCTGTGATGGGACTAGGTTCTGGAACAGAGATAGTGATGGTACAATAACCGCTTGCATAGGTGGATTATACCTATGTATCTCATAAATGTAGAAAGGATATATGAAGAGCCAATGTAATGGCACAGAGTGGAGAAGAAAAAGTAATCTAGCTTGGTTTGGGGTTCAAAAGTGGGGGGAAGTATGGGTGTAAGAATTTATGACAATGAAGCAAAACAATTCATGGAACTTCGTGGTTCATGGGTATTTAAACATCCACCACCTATGTGAAAAAGGTAGTGGTCGAAGTAACCCACTAAAAACAGACTATGGATGAATTAAAAAAATTAGTCTTAGTACTTAAGGCATTCCAGGATTTAGATCCTGAGATGCAGATACCTACGATGCTTAGTTACATATACCCTGCTATGCAGAACCCTAATAAACCCCTGACTATCAAGGGTGTGTCCCAGAAGACAGGGGTTAAACAATCGAGTGCTTCACGTAATGTGATGGCATTCACTGAGGTAACTAGACATAGAACTGAGGGACATAACCTACTCAAGACTGAGGAGAATCCTATGTTCCGTACCGAGAAACTAATCACACTCACCGATGAGGGTGAGAGATTTAAGGAGAAACTAATCGAGATCCTAGAGAAGAACGAATGAGTGTAAGGCAACGTGGTGCTTCTTGGGAAGCCTATGTTAGGAAGGGTAACGAGAGGTACCGAAAGTCATTCAAGAGTAAAGAGGAAGCAGATACGTGGGAGGCTATGGCTAAGTACCATATCTCCATCGGTATGCCAATCGAAACTAAAGCTACGAGTCAGGGTGAGTGGACCTTGAGGAAAGCGGGTGACGAGACATACAAGTCCTATTGGGCTAATGGTAGATCTCGACACACTATGCTCTACAATATGAACATGGTGTGTAAGCATTTAGGTGAGAAAACTTTGGTCTCTTCTATCACTAGTGAGACCTTGAATAAATACATGTTGGACTCTCGTGCATCGGGAAAGAAGAACTCTACAATTAATCGTAGGCTATGTTGTATTAGTAAGATCTTACATCATGCCCATGATTGTGGGTACTTAACTTCATTACCAAAGATCCCTCTTCAACAGGAGAACAATGGTAAGATCCGATGGATAACTGAAAAAGAAGAGAGTGATATTCGTAACCACTTTGTTTCCGTGGGTGGTGTCATCGAGATAGCACAACTATTCACGATAGCAGTGGATACTGGTATGCGTAGATCTGAACTGTTAAACCTCAAGGTGGGTGACATTAGTTCTGGAAAGATCCATATATGGGAGACCAAGGCAAACTTACCGAGGTCTATCCCAATGACGAAGAGAACTGAGGGTCAAATAAGTGTGATGATGTACGATAAAAAAAGTACTGATCACATCTTTACCTTGAAGGTTCACCAGATTAGATCAGCATGGGATCGTATGAAGAATACTTTGGGTCTCCATGACTTAAGGTTTCACGATACGAGACACACGTTTGCGAGTAGGTTAGTGCAACGTGGTGTACCTATACCTGAGGTACAACAATTGTTAGGTCATCGTGACATACAGATGACCATGAGATACTCACACTTAGCACCACAGAATTTGAGGAGTGCCATTGATAAACTCGAAGCATAAGATGTGGTGTCTTGTGAGGACCACATGTGGCCTAAAATGTGGCCTAATGTGGCCTAATATTCAAGAACTTGTATATGTAAGTGCTTGATATTACAGTGCGAGAGTGGTGGAATTGGTAGACACGCAAGATTTAGGATCTTGTGTGCTATATGTGCACATGTGGATACCGAGCGTAAACCATTGGTATCACTACAATCGATTGACATCAAATAGGAATACACATAGATGGATAATGTGCAGGATCAGGCCACGTTTGTGGCCCAAAGTGTGGCCCAGAAGACACTCTTGGAGCAGGAGTATGAACTCGAAGAGAGTATGCGTAAGTCAGGTATCGAGAAGTTTAATAAAGAGGTAGAGAAGGCTAAGGCTAGAGGTCAAGAGGGTAATACTCTTCACGGAATCATGCTGATGAAACACTCAGTAGATAAGGTGAGCAAGGGCATACAAGACTTCTTAAAGAAAGCAGGGACAGGGAGAGCAGAGCAGGGGTACAAGATAGCACCAATGATAGCTATGTTAGACCCAGATGTAACTGCATTCTTAACCTTAAAGACAGTGGTTAATTCCGTGAGTGGGATGCAGTCTCTAACTGGTTTGTCTCGTACCTTAGGTTTAATAATTGAGGACGAGATTAAACTACAAGTATGGGAAGACCACGATGGTAGAATGTTTAAGATTCTTCAGGAGAAGATGACTAAGCATACTGCATCGAGACATTATCGTAGGTATGGATTGATCAAGAGATGTAAGAAGTACATAGATGTAGAGGACTTAAATACTTTTACTACACAAGAGAGACATAGCATAGGTGCTAAGTTACTAGACATTCTCATACAAACTACTGGTTTAGTTGAGGTGAGAACTATGACCTATGGTAGGAAGAAGAAGAACATCTTAGTGATACCATCTAAGGGTACAATAGAGTGGATCGAAAAGGTCAATGAGCATGGTCAAGTACTAACACCTCATTACCTACCTATGGTCACCTTGCCTAAACGATGGACTACTATAGATGACGGTGGTTACTACACATTCAAGATACCTATGATCAAGACTTACAATCGTAAGTTCTTGAGAGGGTTGAGGAACCACGAAATGCCTTTGGAGTACGAGTGTATCAATAGTCTCCAAGATACTGGATGGACTGTTAATACCAAGGTACTCGATGTGATGAAAGAGATGTGGGGTAATGGTCTCGATTGTAATGGACTACCTAATCGTGAACCACTGGATTTACCACCATGTCCTGCACCACAAGGACTGAAGAAACATGAGATGACTCCTGAGATGCAGAAGGAGTTCATGCACTGGAAGACTACTGCATCCACTATCTATAGTGAGAATGCACGTAGGTTCTCCAAAGTTCTTCAGTTCATACGTACTATTGGTATGGCTAAGGATATGAGTGAGTACGATAAGTTTCACTTTGTGTACCAATCAGACTTCAGGGGTAGGAAGTACACAGTGTCCTCATTCCTCACACCTCAGGGTCCAGAGTATGCCAAGGGTTTACTCTTGTTCTCCAAAGGTATGCCCATCGAGACAGATGAACAGGCAGATTGGTTAGCGATTCATGGTGCCAACTGTTTCGGTGTGGATAAGGTATCGTTTGAGAAGAGGATCAAGTGGGTGGATGACCATGCAGACCAGATCATAGCGAGTGCCAAAGATCCCTTATCGTTCCTATGGTGGAACGAAGCAGAAGATCCTTGGTTATTCCTAGCGTTTTGTTTCGAGTGGGCTGAGTTCTTAGAAGAGGGGTTTGGGTACATGTCGAGGATACCAGTGCAGTTAGATGGATCTAACAATGGACTCCAGAACTTCTCAGCTATGCTCAGAGATCCCATCGGTGGTAAGGCTACTAATCTTTTACCATCGGATATACCTCAGGATATCTATCAAGATGTAGCTGATTTGGTATTGGAGAAGGTTAAGGTCTTAGCTGAGTCTGGTGATACCATGGCTATACAATGGAGAGACTCAGGGTTTATCAATCGTAAACTCTGTAAGAGACCAGTGATGGTAGTACCTTATGGTGGTACGAGACATTCGTGCCGTGGGTATGTACTTCAGTACCTCAAGGATGAGTTTGCTAAGGGTGAAGTAAACCCTTGGGCACAAGAGGATCATGATATGTTTCTCCCTTCCTTCTGGTTATCTCAAGTATTATGGGAAGCCATTGGTGAGATCGTAATCGGTGCTCGTGAGTGTATGAAGTGGATACAAGATTGTTCTTCTATCGTAGCGAAAGAGAATAGACCATTGGTGTGGACTACACCTACAAATTTTATAGTGCACCAAGAGTACTTTAATTATAAAGAACTCAGGATCACTACATATATAGATGGGACTCTCGTGAAACCGAGGTTCAGGGAATACATGGATTCAATGGACACCTTCCGTAATAGGAATGGTAGTGCTCCTAATTTCGTGCACTCCCTAGATGCCTCTCATTTAACCTATAGTATCCACGAGTGTAATAAATACGGAGTGACAGATTACAGTATGATCCATGACTCCTATGGTGTACATGCTCATCATGTTCCGAGGATGGCTCGATCATTGAGGGAAGCATTCGTTGACATGTACAAAAACAATAATGTTATCAACAACTTTAAAGGAGATGCTGAAGAATCTGTTGGTAAAGATATGCCTGAACCACCTGAGATGGGTAGTTTGGATATAGATTCAGTGATAGGTGCTACCTATTTCTTTGCCTAATTTGATACACAAGTGGACATAATGGACCTATTCGACCAACAGACCTGAAAGCACAACATTAGTTATGAATCAGGACTTCAAGAAGTTACTGAGATTCCTTCGTCAAGGACTCCCAGTACCAGTGGACATTCATGCGAGACTCTTAGAGGAAGGCATCGATGTCCAATATTTTATTAACCTATACCAATATGGTGAAGATGACACAAGTGACTCCTCAAGGACCATGTGAATGGCCCCACCTGTTCAGACCAGACACCAAGTTTGGTGCTCCAGGTAACTACAACATCACACTCCTGCTTCCTAAGAAGGATGCAGAACCTTTGATGCAGGAGATCGATGCTGTAGCTGACCGAGATGCCTTGGTTAACGATAAGAAGCAGAGAGGTACTCTTCCTTACAAAGTAGAGGGAGATACAGTACGCATCAGATTCAAGCAGAACGCTGAGATCAAGATGAAGAATGGTGAGGTACGAAAACCTACCATCAATGTAGTAGATGCTTCATTGGAACCGATAGACTCATCAGTTTCTATTGGTAACGGAAGTATCGTTAAGGTTTCTTACAACACACGAGGATGGGGCAAGGCACCTAGTGCAGGATGTAGCTTGGACCTAATCGCAGTGCAAGTGTTAGAACTCAAGGAGTATCAGAACACAGGATTTGAGGCAGTCGAAGGTGGTTTCACTGTAGATAGTGTCAAACCTGCTGATGAAGAAATCGCAGAGAAAGAAGTCACCAAGGAAGAGGAAGAAGGAGACTTCTAAATACCGAAGTAAGTTTGAGGAAACCATTGCGGATGCCTTAGGTGTCCGTGGGGTTCCCTTTGAATACGAGACTGAACAAGTCTCTTACATCGTTGAGCGTACCTACAAACCAGACTTCATCTTAGAGAATGGAATCTTGGTGGAAGCCAAGGGGTACTTTAGATCTGCTGATCAACGGAAACATCGAGCAATCAAAAACCAACATCCTGATCTTGATATCAGGTTCGTTTTCCTAAGGCTCGATAGCCGTGTTCAAGGAAGCCAGATGACTTGTCAACAGTGGTGTGACAAGTACGGCTTCTTGTATGCAGAAAAAGAAATCCCTAAGGAGTGGTTACGTAAACGAAAACCTAAAACAAAAACCAATGGAAGAGAAAACAATATTTGAATTTAGTGCATCAAGTGAGACACCTTTCTCACAGGTGAGTGTCACATGTGAAGCAGGATATCTCCCTGAGATTCTTCAAGGGTTCTCAGATTTCTTGAGAGGTGCAGGTTTCACATACGTGAATGAGATCGCTGCCATCTATGAAGATGGAGATGGTATTACATCTGAGGGTCAACCTTTCGATGGACTGAGTGCTTATGGAGAAGACGAATCAGACGAGTGAGTTTGTTTCACACGAACCATGTCCTCAATGTGGATCAAAGGATAACCTAGCGAGATACACAGATGGACATGGATGGTGCTTTGGTTGTGGCTATTACGAAGGAGTTCCTAACTTAACAGAGGTGCAAGGTATGGAATTTGTGAAAGGTGAATGTATCCCATTGAAGAAACGGAGTATCAATCAAGATACTGTTGATCATTGGGGTTACCAAGTAGGTGACTACAAAGGTAAGAAAGTACAGATAGCAAACTATAGGAACGATCAGGGCACAATCGTAGCTCAGAAGATTCGTTTCCCTAACAAGGACTTTTTATTCATTGGAGACTCTAAGTCCTCAGGTCTCTATGGTAAACATCTCTGGAGAGATGGGGGTAAGATGGTTGTGATTACCGAAGGGGAGTTGGATGCACTTTCGGTATCACAAGTACAAGGAAACAAATGGCCTGTGGTCTCAGTACCCACAGGATCAGCAGGAGCACGTAAGGCGATAGCTCAAGACCTCGAATGGTTGGAGCAGTTCGATAGCGTGGTCTTCATGTTCGACCAAGACGAAGCAGGACGCAAAGCCTTGGACGAATGTGTTCCCTTGTTCACCCCTGGCAAAGCTAAGATTGCCAAGTTACCACTCAAGGATGCGAATGCTTGCCTAGTTGATGGAAGACATTCGGAAATCATTGATGCCATCTGGGGTGCCAAGGTCTTTCGACCTGATGGTATCGTGGATGGTAGAGACCTCTGGGACTTAATCTCCAATGAAGATACGAGGGAGTCTAGCGACTACCCTTACACTGGTCTCAATGATGTGACCAAAGGTGTACGTAGAGGTGAGATCGTTACCATCACCGCAGGTTCAGGCATAGGTAAGTCTTTGATCTGCCGTGAGGTTGCTTACCACTTACTTCTCCAAGACAAAAAGGTTGGTTACATTGCCTTGGAAGAGTCCAACAAACGTAGTGCTCTAGGTTTCGTTGGGTTGTACTTGAACAAACCAGTTCACCTCAATGAGAAGGTTAGTGAGGAAGAACTCAAGAGTGGTTTTGATGCCACCTTGGGCACAGGTAACCTCTATTTCTATGACCATTGGGGTTCGATGGAGATCGAGAATCTCTTAGGTAAGATCAAGTACATGGTGAGAGCAATGGGTTGTGAGTACATAATCCTCGATCATATATCAATTGTCATCTCAGGTATCGAAGGTGGCGATGAACGTAGGATGATCGATGTTGCTATGACTAAACTCAGATCCCTATGCGAAGAGGTTCAATGTGGTTTGATCCTAGTGTCTCACTTGAGGAGACCATCTGGTGATCGTGGACACGAAGAAGGTGTCAAGACTAGTCTCTCTCAGTTACGTGGTTCTCATGCCATTGCACAACTGAGTGATATCGTTATCGGTTGTGAGAGAGATCAGCAAGGAGAGAATCCTGACATGACTACAGTACGTGTCTTGAAGAACCGATGGACAGGTGAAACTGGTATTGCTACTCACCTCTACTACTCTAAAGAAACAGGTCGATTAACCGAGACCCAACTAACAGAAGTGAAACAAGATGAAGAAGATAATCCTGATTTTTAGTTTAGGGTTTTCGATGTTGTCCTGTCATCAACCTGCATTTGGTAACCCATTCAAAGGTGACTACACCACGGAACAGATAAGATCACTATGGTCTATCTGCTTTACTTCATTAAAGAAGAAAGATCCGAGTGCCTTTCCACCGAAGCAATGGGAAGTGTGTGATTGCTACACCGATAGTATTAGGACTGAAGAAACACATGAGAGATTTAAGAACCTCTCTGATGATGAGCAGTATAACCTATCGTTCAGGATCACTGCTAAGTGCATGACGGATACTGGATATGCGGAAATGCCAAAGCCAATATGACATAACATACATAACTATATTCATTGTTATTGTGAGTGTAATCCTCTCATTACTCATGAATGTTTATATCTTTCAAAAGATGAAAGAATTGCAGTATGAGATGTGGACTACACAATCCCTAGTGAGGACAACCACACTAGACCTAAAGTTGGATCATAAACATTGTTACTCCCAAGAGAGGACGAATGAAACAACCGAGCAAAGAGATATACTTCGACATTGAGACCGATGGTCTCTTAGATGAAGTAACCAAGATTCACTGTCTCATCTACAAATGCGATGGTGAACATCATGTGATATACGAGAAGGATATACCTGAGGCACTCTTGTTCCTTAAGGATCATCATCTCATTGGACACAACATCTTAGGGTTTGACTTTCGTGTCTTAGATAAACTCTATGGTTTTGTTCCAGTCTCGTATACCGATACCTTGATCCTATCGAGACTCACCTTCCCTGACCTACGTGCTCAAGACTTTGACAAACGTGGGATGGATTCAAAGATGTACGGATCACATGCTCTCAAGGCATGGGGTCATCGTCTATCTTATCTCAAGGGTGACTATGGTGAACACGAAGGAGCATGGGATGAGCTAACTCCTGAGATGATCGAGTACTGCAAACGTGATGTGGACTTGACTCAGAAGTTACATGCGCATCTTCTCAAGTACGAGAAGCATACCTCATCTGACTCTATCGAGTTAGAGCATCAAGTCTCCAAGATCTGTTACGAGCAGGAGACCTTTGGTTTTCCATTCGATGTTCCTAAAGCATTGGACTTGTACAAGTTACTAGTCAATAGGAAGAACGAACTCCATGAGGAACTACTCAAGGCATTTGGTTCTTGGGTTGTGGACGAAGGAGAAAGGAAGAAAGGACTCTACCATAAGATCAAGATCGTGGACTTCAATCCTCAGTCTCGTCATCACATAGCAAAGAGACTTAAGGATATACATGGTTGGAAACCTACGGAGTTTACTCCGAGTGGTGAACCTAAGGTAGACGAGAAAATCTTGGATGGACTCAAGTACCCAGAAGCAAAACTGATGAGCGAGTACTTGATGATCTCCAAGAGGATAGGACAACTCTCAGAAGGTAATGAAGCATGGTTGAAACTAGAGAAGAATGGGAGACTCCATGGGTCAGTTAACTGCATGGGGTCAGTCACAAGTCGTTGCTCTCATACGCATCCGAACCTCGCTCAAGTTCCGAGCACTAAAGCACCCTTTGGGAAGCAGTGTCGAGAACTTTTTACGACAGATCCAGGATTTTCCCTTCTGGGTGTTGATGTCTCTGGTCTTGAACTGCGGTGCTTGGCTCACTATATGGCTCGTTATGACGATGGTGCATACGGCAAGATCCTACTTGAGGGTGATATTCATACTGCCAATCAAGAAGCTGCGGGACTTGCTACGAGAGACCAAGCGAAGACTTACATATACGGCTTCTTGTATGGTGCAGGAGACCAGAAGATCGGTCAGATCATTGGTAAAGGGGCATCGCACGGAAAAGCCTTGAAGGAGAAGTTCCTCAGGAAGATCCCTGCGTTACGCAAGTTACGTGAGCAAGTCCAAAATAAAGCAAACGATCATGGGTTTGTACGTGGCTTAGATGGTAGACGAGTACCTGTTAGATCCGCACACGCATCACTCAATACATTACTACAGAGTGCAGGTGCAATCATCTGTAAGCGGTGGGTTGTCATGCTACACGATATGTTGGAAGCAGAAGGATACTCGTATGGTCAGGACTATGCACAGGTGGCATTTGTGCATGACGAAGTACAACTCATGGTAAAGGATGAACATGTCGATAGTATCGGACGAATCGCAGTGGAAGCAATTAAGTTTTCTGGAGAGTACTACGGATTCAGAATCCCTCTCACAGGAGAGTACAGAGTTGGAAGAAATTGGGCAGACACCCACTAACATTCATAGATCAAAACTATTCTTAGGGCAAGCAGGAGAACATCTAGTTTGTTACTTGTTTGGTATGTGGCAATACAAGATACTCCAACCTGTTCATTCTCATAGTGTTTATGATTTAGTGGTTGAGAGAGATGGTGTATTTAAAAAACTTCAGGTAAAAACTAAACCAATTGGTGAAGCAAAGAGTGTTTATTTAGCTAAAAACGTGAACTACCACAAAGATAGGAAAGATTGGGAGTACTATGAAGAAAAAGATTTTGACTATCTTTGTGCCTGTAAGTTTCCACATGTGTACGTAATTCCATTCAGGAAAATAAAACAAAGAACTTGTGTGACTTTCTCTCACTACCCTGAATACAAATACGATCTCAATAATCCTGAAACCTACGAGTACAAACCTATATGACAACTAGACTCCTCATAGATGCAGACATCGCAATCTATAAAGCGACTACTGCTAACGAAGTACCGATCAATTGGGAAGGTGATCTCTGGACTCTCCATTGTGACTTAGCGAAGGTCAAATGTGACATCGATGACTTCGTTGAGAACATCAAGGAGCAAGCTAAAGCTGATGAGGTAACCATGTGTATCTCACATCAGAACAACTTTAGGAAGTTACTCAACCCTGAATACAAAGCGAACCGAAAGGCTACTCGTAAACCTATTTGTTTCGTTCCTGCTAAGGAGTACGTGATGAAGAACTATCACTACGAGATACAACCTTGGCTCGAAGCAGATGATGTCATAGGCATCCTCGCAACCTACGACAATGGAGAGGAACGCATTGTTGTGAGTGAGGATAAGGATCTTTTGACGATCCCTGGTATGCACTGGGATATCAAGAACCAAACCCTATGGGAGCAAGATAAGCACACTGCTGATTACCTCTTCTATAAACAAGCCTTAACTGGTGACTCGGTAGATAACTACCAAGGTTGTCCAGGTATCGGCCCGAAGAAAGCAGAGAAGATCTTGAATGAGTGTGAAGACTTTGGGTTTGAACCAAAGCATGTCTGGAAAGCGATTGTTACGGCTTATGAAAACGCAGGATTGAATGAAGATGATGCGTTACTTCAAGCACGTATGGCGAGAATCCTAAGGCATGGTGAATACGTTATGAGTGAACCTCTCTATTGGAGTCCTGAGAATGAATGATAATGAATTTGAGAACCCTAAACACTACACCGATGGGTTTGGTATTCAACCATTGGATTACATAATTGAAAACGAAATGGATTTCCTAGAAGGGAACATAATTAAATACGTATCGAGATATCCACATAAAGGTGGACTTAATGATTTGTACAAAGCACAGGTATACCTCAATCGTTTAATCGTGAGGGAGCAAGCGAATGAGTAATCTCCCTACACAGTATCAAGAGTACATTCACCTCTCACGTTATTCTAGGTGGGACTATGAGAAAGGTAGAAGAGAAACCTGGAGTGAAACTGTAGCACGATACTTTGATTTCTTTATCCACCATCTCAAGTCTAGTAATGGATACACGTTACAAGGAGATGAGGTAAAGGAACTAGAGGATGCAGTGTACAACTTAGAGGTCATGCCTAGTATGCGTTGCTTGATGACCGCAGGTCCTGCCTTAGAGAAAGAGAACATCGCAGGGTACAACTGTAGTTACTTACCTATTGATTCACCGAGGGCATTTGATGAACTCCTCTATGTCCTCATGAATGGTACTGGAGTTGGCTTCTCGGTAGAAGAGAAGTACACCTCTCAGTTACCTTTTGTTCCTAGTGAACTACATCCTACTGATACCTGCATCGATGTACGTGATAGCAAACTAGGGTGGGCTAAGGCATTTAGGGAACTCATTAGTCTCCTCTACGCAGGACTCATTCCTACGTGGGACTTAACCAAGGTACGTAAGGCAGGAGCAGTACTCAAAACTTTCGGAGGTAGAGCAAGTGGACCTGATCCCCTTAACCAACTATTTCTTTTCACTTGTAAACTATTTGAAAATGCAAAAGGACGAAGACTCAGACCCATCGAATGTCACGACATTGTTACAAAAACAGCAGAAGTCGTGGTGGTTGGTGGTGTTCGTAGGTCTGCTCTTATCTCTCTCAGTGATCTTGGGGATGAGCAGATGCGAAATGCTAAGTCAGGAAGATGGTGGGAAGAACACCCACATAGAGCACTCGCAAACAACAGTGCCAATTATCACTCCAAACCTGACACAGGAACCTTCCTTAGAGAATGGGCTTCCTTATACGAGAGCAGAAGTGGAGAACGTGGAATCTATTCATCGTTTAATGCGAGAAAACAAGTCGAAAGATTCGACCACAGAGATCCTAGAGATGACTTCGGGACGAATCCGTGTTCTGAAATAATCTTAAGACCTAGAGAGTTCTGTAACTTATCCGAGGTAGTCATACGTGCTTCAGATAAGAAGAAGGATATCTTAAGGAAAGTTAAGTTAGCCACTATCTTAGGTACATGGCAGAGCACCTTAACTAACTTTAAGTACCTACCTAAAACTTGGAAATCTAATTGCGAAGAGGAGAGGTTACTCGGTGTGTCCTTAACAGGAATCATGGACAACAAGATCACTGCTTTTCCTGGACCAGACTTCCTAGAAGAGATGAGAGATGTAGCGAGAAAGACGAATGAAGAATGGGCTGAGAAACTTAAGATTTATCCGAGTGCTGCGATCACTTGCATCAAACCTTCGGGTACAGTTTCACAACTTTGTGATTCTGCTAGTGGCATTCACACTCGTCATAGTGATTACTATATACGCACTGTCAGAGGTGACAATAAAGACCCGATCACACAACTCATGAAAGACCAAGGTGTTCCTAATGAACCTGATGTGATGAAACCAGATCAGACTACAGTGTTCTCATTTCCTATCAAGTCTCCCGAATCTAGTGTCAAGAGAAACGATTGGAATGCCTTTGAACAGTTGGATCAGTGGTTGATCTATCAAGAGCACTGGTGTGAGCACAAACCTTCCGTAACGATCTCAGTCAAAGAAGACGAGTGGGCTGCGGTAGGAGGATGGGTTCATGACAACTTCGATAGCATTAGTGGTATCTCTTTCTTACCTCACTCGGATCATGTGTACCAACAGGCACCATATCAAGAGTGTACTAAAGAAGAGTACGAAGAGTTACTCAAGAAAATGCCTGAGATCGATTGGTCTAAGTTATCTGAATATGAAAAAGAGGACTACACTACGTCCTCGCAGGAACTCGCTTGCACGGCAAATTCGTGTGAAATCATATAATGGACATAATGGGATAAAATGGCTTTTACACTCGGAGAAACAATCTCAAAAGAACTAGTAGAAAAGTTAAAACAAAAGTACCCCAATCAACTACCGAGCACCATAGTAGAGAAAGAACAGTTGGCTTATACCTTAGGCCAACAATCGGTAGTCAACTATATA